GTCAACCTGTGTAGTTGTACCTGTTACAGTTAAGTCACCTGATATAGTAACGTTATCTGTAAAGACTACGTCATCTGTTCCTGTAGGAACTCGCATAACAATAGCGTCAGCATCATTTTTAATTGTTACATCATTTGTTGAACCTTGACCTGTAATGATCAAACCGTCAACAGAAGTGTAACCTATAGCTGCGTTATCACCTGCTGCTGTGTCACCGTCTGGCTCAAATGTAGCTGCTGTTGCAACACCTGTAACATCAGCAGAAGCTAAAACAGAGTTACCTGCAACAGTAAGAGTGCTTGCCATATCTACTGCACCGTCAATGTCTACTACATCTAAGTTAGTTGTACCATCAACATCAAGATCACCGTTAAAGTCTACATTACCTGCAACAGCAAGTGTTGTAGCCATATCTACAGCACCGTCAATGTCAACTATGTCTAAGTTAGTAGTACCGTCTACATCTATGTCACCAGATATATCTAGTGCTGTACCTATCAGTGTTTGTGTCAGTGTTACCTGACCATTAGAAGCAATAGTTATAGCGTCTACGTCTGATGCAGAGCCAATAGTCTTGCCGTCACCTATTATTATGTCATCAGCAAATGTAGCAATACCAGTTACACCTAATGTGCCGCTGACGTCCATTGTACCGTTAACGTCAATAGCTGTAGCGTTAAGCTCAATCTCATCTGTAGCTGTAATGTCTAGTACTGTAGCACTAGGAGCATTAATAAACTGTGACGCATCATTAAACTGTAATGCCATTGTGCTGTTAAGTAACAAGCCAGTGTCATGTACGTGTGTTAGTGTGACGTCTGTGTTTGCACCGAAGCCTAATACTGCAGCGTCAGATATAAGTGTAAGATCATCTCCTACTGTTGCATCAGCAGACATAGTAACATTGCCTGTCACTGCTAGTGTACTAGACATATCTACAGTACCATTTACATCTATAGCGGTAGCTGTAAGGTCTATCTCATCTGTAGCACCTAGTGATAATACAGTAGCACTTGAGCCATGTATAAACTGAGATGCATCATTAAATTCTATTTTGTTTGTACTGTTTACACGGACACCTGTATCTGGGATGTGTGTAAGTGTTACGTCTTGGTCAGCACCTAAATAGATAACACCTGAGTCACCTAAGTAAAGATCACCAAACTCTAGACTGGCTGTACCTAGTGTAGCACCGTCAGCTATTGTAGGAACAAATGCTGTACTTGCTGATATAGTAGTACCAACTATTGTACTTGAACCTGTTATGGCTCCAGTAACACCTAGTGTACCAGCTACTGTAGCGTTCTCATCTATATCAAGAGTATCAATGTGAGCTGTGCCATCTATAAAGATGTTACGCCACTCTTGACTGGCACTACCTAAGTCATACGTGTCATCGTCATCAGGTATAATGTTTGAGTCTACATCTGCACCAAACACAACATTGTCTGACGCACTGTCACCTAGTGTAAGTGTGCCACCATTAAATGTAGTAGTACCTGTAACCGTTGCATTACCTGCTACTGTTAAGTTACCACCTACTGCTAAGTTACCTGATATATCAGCAGCACCATTCATATCTATAGTAGTAGCTGCTATCTGTATTTCTGTGTCAGCTACAATGTCAAGCTGTCCATCTGCTGAAGAGTTAATGTATATTGCGGTATCACGGAACTGTATTTTTTCTGTGGTAGCTACAAGTATGTCATCAGAAAACTCAAAGTAGTCTTCATCTTCCATCCATTTAAATACACCATCATTTGACTCACCATCAAATGTTACTGTTATGTCTGTACCTGATGTAGCATCACCTATCGTAATAGAAGTACCTAATAGCTTAGTTATTGGGCCACCTTCAGCGGTTGTACCATCGTGTGTGTGTCCTGTAGACGCAGCAAATGCAGCCAGCAACTGATCAAACTCATTGTTAGTATCTGCTGCGGTAATTACATCGCCATCAGTATAAGAGGACTGTCTTGTATATATAGCACCCATTTATCTTCTCGCTCCTATTTGATATTCTAATTGAAATCCTTTAAGAGAGTAAGGGGCAGTTAAACCACCATCATTTACTCTTAAAGCTATCGTAAAGCCTGAACCTTCTACAGACTGCCTTACTGAAGGTTGTGTTGTACCACCGTATGTACCTGTTGCTCCGTATATAGCAACACCATATTGAGCAGCCACAGCGGATGAATCTAAAGGGTATGCAGCAGGTCTAGAGGACTCCGCTGATTCTTGATCATACCGTAAAAATAAGTCTGCGTCTATAGCTGATTCTGGTTTATAGTTAACTATTACTCTTTGCATATGTTTTCTGATACCTAAGTCATTAAAACTTAAATCAGGACTTCTATATTTACCAAATATAACCGTACCAGCAAAGTCATTACCTATTTCTTGTCTGTTTACAAAACCTGTGAAATCACCATGTAATACAATTACATCACCTACATCTACTACTGTATCAGTACAAGCAGGTTTCATACCTTTAGTTTCAGAAAACTCATAACCTTGACCTTTTCTTACACATATAACGCCTTTAGTTAATGAATCAGCCTGACCTTCTTTAGTAAAAAATATTCTATATTGTGTTTTATCTGGTATAACTATACTTTCAAAAGCAACTGCGTCATCTATTTGATCATCAAATATAGGTTGTACATTTGTACTTATTGTACCTAGTTCAACATCACCAATCTTAGCTGTACCTGCAACAGTTCTTAATCCGTCTGGACCAAGGAAAATTAAATCACCTGCAAACTCTTGAATAGTATCCCCATTAATACAACCGATGTTACGAGTAACGGGAGCTATTGCAAAATTAGCAGAAGATGTACCAGATAAACTAAATATTCTATTTTCACAAAAGATAAAAAGATTTTCACGGAAAGTCTTAATGCCTACTATAGTATCATCTACTCTAATACTCCCTGCGCCACTACCGCTGCTAAAAGCATCTTCATCAAAAGGTTGACTAAATACTAATTCCTCTGGGGTGCTAGACATACCTGCATAAAACATATGCCCTTTAAAAGAAGTAACAAATTTTGCACCAGCTACAGCACTTTCACTTACGTCAGTTGCTGCAAATGATGTATTAAATACTGTAGGTGCATTGTCTTGATCAACTACAATAATTTTGTTACTACCATTGTAGTTAAACTTTTCAAAGTTGTATTTTGCTGCACTAGTCCTACCTGTATCTCGTAGTGTCCAACTTTCTGAAATTATATCTCTTACTGCATGAGCGGCAGCAGTAGTAGATGCTGTAGCACGAGTTACACCTGTAAATGTAGAAGAAGTTATACCTGTATACGTAAATATCTCACTATCAATTTGTAGCGTACCACTTGCAGTAAATCCTGCAGTACTAAAAACATTAATTGTTCCAGAACCTGACATAGATGCACTTGAAGCTATAGCAATAGTTACTGTTGTAGATGCAGAAGTCCATATCTTTTCACCTCTAGCTGCCAGTACTTTATCAGAAAAAACAGTACACATTAATACTGCCTCTGAAGATGCTGTAGTCTGAGGAACAATATGATTTATATATTTATTAAAACCATTTATACGCCTATAGCCGCCACCAATGTCAGGCTCAAAGTTTTGTAACTCAAGAGCCTCTCCTGGTTGCATTAAAAAAGTAGATTTATTTAATACTAAACCTCCTTCACAGTTAAAGGAGACTGGTTCTACCTGTGAACTATCTGGCATATTAAGATACTCTTAAAGCGTTAGGTCTTGCAACTGAAGACGTTCCTAATGGGTATGTAGAGCGTAAATACTCAAATCTATTAACTAGTAAAGATTGCATACTTTTTATGCCATCATTAAATAATTCCATGTTTAATTGATACTGTGCTACCTCACCTCTATATTGATAAACGAAGGCAGTTGCACCAGCAACAATAATATAAGAAAATCTATCGGGTATAGTAGTAGTATCACCGTGTGCAGCAAGATCTGCAGGAAAAGTAAAATAGTCAAACTTTATTTGATAAGATTTTGTAGGGTGTGGATATAGTAAGTAATTGTTGTCAGGTTTTCTAACTACAAACTGAGGTAAACCTCCTCCATCAAACTGCGCTACAGTTACACCATCTGCGTGAGCGGCTGCTGTAGTAGATGATGTAGCACGTACTACGCCAGTAAACGTAGTAGACGAACCTATTGCAGTATAAGATACAATCTCGTTACCTATATACAAACTACCTGTTGCAGAAAACCCTGATGTACTAGCTACGGTGATAGTAGTTACTGAGTCAGTATGCGACGTACTTAATGTAGTAGTCTCTATTTCATCTTCTTGTGAGATATACTTATCGATGTAATCATTATAGTTTAGTATCTTTAGTTTACCACCTGAACTACCTAAGTCAGAGTCTTTAGCTACTCTAAATGTGTGGTAATCTACTGTCTTAGTAGAAGCTGGTAGTGCGTAAGATACCACACCTGCTGTCAATGTCTGTGTAGCAAGTGCATGATTAAATGGATAATTATGTTCTCTTTGATTTATATAACGTATGGCTTCGTTAATTGCGTTTTGAGCCTGTACTTGAATGCCTCTAGCTGATGTAAAATTAGCCGAAGTTAATGCAACTTCATTAAGTTTAGTTATAACTTTATTAGTCAGTGTAAGGTATGTCTCAGCCATTGTAGCTCCTATGTGGTGAAAGGGGCAAGTTGCCCTGCCCCTTCATTATAGTAATTTAAGCTAATAGATCTCTATCAACTTCATTAGCGTCATAATCCCCAGGATTGTCTATATCCATAAGAACCATCCAGACACGAATCTTACCACCTGTCGGTGCCGTACCTGCTGCTTGAAGTTCCAGATCTAAAGTTGTTGCCGTAGAACCTGTAAGGTTCGGAAACACTGCAGGAATCATAGTAGCATAGGAACCAACCGCCATAGCGTCTGTGTCCATTGCCGCAACGAACTCATCAATATCAACAGCAATACCGCCAGTAGAGGCAGTAGTGATACCTAAGTTGAATGTTGTATCGTTTGATTCTCCAGTTAGTAGAGCTTCGACTTCGTAACCTGCAGCCATAATAAGAGTATCTGTTGGTATTGTGAAGATTTGCAAAATATCGTTTGCAGCTAATGCCGCAGCGTTATTTGTGTTTTCTACAGCAATATCAATAGTATTACTCACTAAGTATGGAGCAGGAGCAGAAGGTCTGTGTACTGCTTGTAAACTTGATGCATATGTAGCCATTTGTCAGTCCTCCCTTACGCTGCGTTGTATTGTGCA